GCCGTCGGTACGGTGTTCGAGAAGGTCTTCTTCGGACTCTGGCTGCTTTTCCATAGACTTGTTTTTGCGGAAGCCGTTGCGTCCTCGCTCCACCCCGGCAGACTGGATGGCAAGGATGAGGTCATCGTTATTCTGGCGGTTGAAGTACGGCATGAGGCGTTGCTTCCCGGCGAAACCCTGGTTGATGAGAAGATACTTCTCATCGTGTCGCATCGGGTTGCCGAGATACACGTCAATGACCTGCCAGCCGTGGCGCTCGAACTCGTGGACTACCACCCAATGGAAGTCCTGGTCGTTCACGGCATAGTTAGAGCCGAGGGCGGTGGCATCGTAATAGTATATGACCGTCTTGTTTGGGTGTGGAGCATAGTATGTGCAGAAATCGGCGACGAGTGCAGGGATTTTGCGCTCGAACTTCACATAGAACGATTTGAGGATGTTCAGACGGTTGGCACGAGGCTGACCGCACACAATCCAGTTGATATTGGCATTGTAGTCCATACCAATACAGAGAGGTTGCATAGGGTCGATGTCCGAGTCCGTGCGACAGTCGAGCGAGCTGTTGAGCGTGGAGAACTGGTTGTTGGCGTGGATGGTGTAAAGATCCTGCTGCGCCTCCTTAATGATGCGGTCGTAGCCGAGCGAGTCGAGGTAGTCGGTAACGGTCTTGATGAGCATTGGAGGTCCGCAGAGGTAGTACTCGCAATCCTCAGG